TGGCCACGCCGCCCTTCAGCAGCGCCTTGGCGGCCGCCTGCACCGACTCGCCCCATGCAATGGCCTGCTCGGCCTGATCGAGCATCTCCGGCGTGATGGTGATGGCGCTCGACTGCTCAGTGCTGGCAACGGCGCTGAAGTCCTGCCGGGCCGACTCTTGCACCTTCTCGCGCATGGCCGGGCAGATCGGCTTGGCCTTGCAGTACTTGCACGCCTCGTTGCTAGGCTCTACCCTCGGGGCGCTGCTGGTGGCCTCGTTGGCCGCATGGATCATGTCCTTGGCGTGCTGGCGCAGGCGCACCGGCGTTGTCTCCCAGACGCTGATGTTGCCGGGCTGCCAGATGTGGACCTTGACCGTGATGTCCGGCGGGGCATTGAACTGCCGCGCCACGCCCAGCGCGTAGGTCAGTAGTTGGCGGTTCTCTTCGGCCTGAACCGGCACCCGGCCGGTCTTGAGGTCCACTACGTGCAGGGTGTTGTCCTTGATCACCACCGCGTCGGCCGTGCCGCCAAACAGTTCGTGCAGTTCCTTCAGGCCCTTGTTGACGTTCATCTCGATGTGGCTGCGCACCGCGTTAGCGCGCAGGGCATTGATGTATTGCACGTACTGCATGGCCACCTCCACCTCGTCGAGGTCGGACGGCTTCAAGGTGCTGATGTCATTGCCCTGCAGGAAATGCTCTGCGATCTCGTGAATGCGCGTGCCGCGCTCGGCCGCCTCGCCCGCCGGGACGTAGGGCATTTGGTTCTCCAACCGGTAGCTGGCCGGGCAGGACATGATGCGGTCCATGCGGGACGCGGACATGGGCGCGTGCGCCCGCTCGGTGTGTGCTGCTGTGCTCATTGAACTTTCTCCATAAATTTCGTATTCAAGTCGTAGACGTAATCCATATGCTTAATGACTTCCAAGAGTTCTTCTTTGGTGTATGCGCCCTCTTCAAGGAACACCCTCACCTCGCCATAGGATTTGTATTCTGTTTCTTCGTTCACGTTGCCTCCTTAATTCAATTGGGTCGGGGGCAGTGCGGCGGCGGCACGACAACGCACCATACAGCGTCAACGTACTTTTGTGTTCCACGATGTACCCATCTGTCGATGTAAGAATCGGGCATATTTTTAAGGACTCTTCTTATGGTTTCTTGCGGTGCGTTGGTTATGGAATAAATCTGTGTTGTGGTCAGGCCATCGGGGTTATCCCGTAGTGCTTGCCTTACTACTTTGTTATAGCTATACATTGTTCTCCCTTGCTCGTATTGCATCAACGTTTACCCAGCCCAAAGAATCCGCAAGCTCCAAAATAGCCTCACGCTCATCGGCGCGGATGAGGTCAATAAGGGTGGCAATCCCCTTGCGGTAATCCCAGTCGGCGTCATTAAAACCCGCTTGCTTTGCAAAGGCAATGTCTCGGTCGTTCATGGTGTGTTCTTATCCTTGAGTTTGGCTTCAATTGCTTTCATCAAATCTAGCCAAGCAACATCTGCTAAGCCTAATTTTTCTGCAATTTCAAATCTATCTTCCCTTGTCAGCCCTACCCACGGGCGCTTATCGCAATTAGGGCAAAGAATTGCGGGTTCTGCTCCAAATCTTTCTGCCCACCATTCACGATTGCCTTTATCCCCATCGTAAATTAGTTTGACATCACACTTGCAGCATAGGATGTAATCACCGAGAGCCACGGTTCTTCTCCTTGAGCCATTGCTGGATGCGTTGAAACGCTACCAAGTGATTGCCCGCCTCAGCCAGCCGTGCGGCTTCTGTAAATTGCTCTTGGGTCAGCCCTACCCACGGGCGCTGCGCTGGCTGTGCTGCGGGTGAGTTGGTGTAGAGGGGCTGCGTGTGAAACTGGCCCGGTGTCCATGACAAGCCAACGTCTCTGTCAGTCACATTCATATCTGCCCACGCCACAGGCTCCTGCGCTGGCTGTGCTAAGGCCATGCCACCAATGACATTGATTAAGCGCTTAATCTCGGCCACTAAGGCCGCCGTTGTTTCAACGTCCACCGGAACCACGGCTCCGTGAAATAGCCATTTTTCTTTCATCTGTCTTCTCCATCAAAGTTTTCAATGTGTGTCTGCCAGCATCAATGCTTCCATGATGCGTTGCGTTTCGTTGTTCAAAATGGTGCCTCCTCATAGTTGTCAGGGTTAGGTTTAAGCGGCGGTGCCTTGGCGGGCACCGGCCTCGGGAATGGGGGGAATGGCCAAGTCATGACAACTCCACTGCTTGCGCGTGTTCGTGTTTGGGCCACTCATTCGTGTCGTCCAATTGATCGTGTTCCCCGTAATACCATTCTTCGTGGACGTTGAGCGCGAGCAGCGTTTTTGTGGCGTATTGCACCTCAGTCATGCCGCCCTCGTAGCCGGGGCGAACTACCATAAGCTCGGGGTCAAACGCTTGCAGCTTTTCAATTAGTTCTTTGACTTTCATTGTTTTTTCTCCTTGTTAGTCAACTTATATAGTGCTTCTTCAATAAAGCCCATATGGTTTCCCGACCAAGCATCCCAAGCAACAGTTCTTTTTTGATTAATCGTTAAGTCACCATCAATACTCGCTTGCAGTAAACGCCCCATTTCGGCGCAGCTTGCAGTGAAGTTTTTTGGCTCCTCTTGATCTGGGCATATTGTGTATGTGTAAGGTAATTTAGCCACCGTTTTTCTCCTGTATTTTCCATGCTCGATATGCAACGTCAAAGTCCGCGTTGATCATCACCTCTTGCAATTTTTCGTTGTAGTGCCATGCCTTATGCTCGTCGTCGCTGTCCGGCTTGTGCCCAGCGCGCATTGCATACTTGATGATGTTGCCCTTCAGGTAGCCAATGAACTCTTCCTTGGTCAGGACGATTTCCATCAGGGTCCAAGGTTGGATCGGCATCCTCTTGTAATGGTCGCCTCCGACCTGCGCGTTATCCGCTGTACTTGCCATAAATTTTCTCCATAAAAGTTGGGGTGCACATTTTCTCTGGGTGTTGTTGGCTCAAGAGCCAAACGAATACTGCCAAGCAGGCAAAGCCTCGGCCAATGCTGGCCAGAGCGTAGATGATGTATTTCATTCTTCGTCTTCCTCTTCCAACAAAAAGTCATTGATTTTTTTGGACATGCGTATCGACGCCTCAAGCAGGGTCATGTTGGATACGTCTTGCGCGAAGTCCATCAGCATCTGAGTGGCTGTCTGATCCTCGTCAGCGCCAATGTACTTGTAGATGTCTGAATGCTGCAGCAAAGAATAGAATTTCATTCCGGTTCTCCATCAAGGTACAAGTCGAGGCGGCGAACACGGTTCTGCTGGTAGTCGACCAGCGCCCGCGCATAGTCAAGGCCGGTCAGGGCCTCCAGCAGGTCCACCTTGGCCTCTTCGTGTTCACGAGTGGCCACCTCGTATGCGGTTGGCCTGCGCAAGACGCGCCGAATAAATTCTGTCAGTTTCATGGTTTTTTCCTAGATGATTTGATCAATGATGCTCAGCTTTCGCAAGACCTTGCCCAGCACATTGTGGTCAAGGGATGCCCGGATGGTCAGCAGGTACACCAGCGGTGTGAACCCTGACTTGACGACGTTCTCCATGCGGCTTGTGGCCTGCTCCAGCGCGGAGGTTTGCCAAGTCGCTTCAACGAATATCACGGTGTCGGCGCGGGACAGGTCTACGCCCTCCGACATGGCGGCAATGTTGCCAATAATCAGGTCGGTCTTGCCGGATTGGAAGTCCTCAATGGCCTGCGTCCGGGCCTTGTCCGACGTCTCGCCGGTGACCGTGCAGGGCTTGTGCTTCTTCAGTTCCTCTGCCAACCGGCGGGCCACCTCCTTGTGGTGCACGAACACAATCAGCGGCTCTCCTTCGTTCAGCTTGTCCTCAATGAACTCAACGGCCGGTGCCACCTTCTGCAGGCCCGCCTCAAGCATGATCTCGGACAGTCCCTCGAAGGCCATGATCGCATTGGGGTTCTCGGCCAAGGCGCTGGCATCAAAGTGCTGCTCGCGCTTGTTCACCGGCAGGTCAAAGGTGATCAGCGAAACCTGCGGCTGCGTGTAGTCCTTGAACACGTCCTCCTTCTTTCGGCGCAGGACGATCGGCTTCATCAGCGCCTTGAGTTCCGGCAGGTTGGACGCGCCCGACACGTCCAAGCCCCATGGTGCCTTCCACATCTTCGCGTACCGGGCGGCAAAGTCGTAGTACCCGCCGCGGTATACGCCCAGTCCGTGCAGGAGGGGCCATAGCTCAATCGGCCGGTTCGGGATCGGCGTGCCGCTCAGGGCATAGACGTTGGGTATCGCGGCCATCGCGGCCATGCAGGCAACCGTGCGCTTGGCGGTGTGGTTCTTGATGCGGTGAGATTCGTCGAGGATCAGCGTCTTGTACAGGCTGAACGCCTCTTTGGGCATGTACTGAATCAGGTCATAGTTGATGATCGTGACCGGGTGTCGAACCATGGCCGACGCTGCGGACCGGCCAGAGATCACCTCCGCGTAGACGGTGCCAATGCGCAGGAACGCATTGGCCCAGACAGACTTGACGATCGCCGGGCAGACGACCAGCACGGGCCCATGCTTGAGCGCGGCGGTGACGGTGGGAAAGGTTTTGCCCAGACGGGGCTGGTCAGCCAAGATGCAGCGTTTCCTGTCAAGCAGAAAGTCCACGGCGGTGACCTGATGGGGTAGCAGTTGCATGCGGTTCCTCGGTTAAGTTGAGCGGCAAATGTAACACAAAAAAATTTTGTACAAAAAATTATTGCACGGCATTTTTTTGAGCTATGATCCTACCCGGCGGCCGGTCGGTCGTCATCAACCTAAACCCTAAAAAGGAAAACGTGTATGTCCACAAAAGTAGTAACCGGTGAAGTTCGTTTTAGCTATTTCTCTGCCTTGTCGGCTCGCCTCAATGAGATGAACCAGAAGGAAGAGTTCAGCACTCAGGTGCTGGTACCAAAGTCCGATACCGATACCGTTGCCGCTCTGAAGGCTGCCGCCAAGGCTGCCCTGACTGAGAAG